GAACATTGCGCTCGCAAAGATTGTCCCCTCAACTGATCGCCCAAGAAAAAGCCGCGCATGTAGCGCGGCTTTCAAATGTGGTGGGCCCACACGGACTTGAACCGTGGACCAAAGGATTATGAGCCCGAGTTAGATTGCCGTAATCATTGAGAAAAACACGCAGAATCAAGGGTTTTGGAATGGTTCTGTGCATATGTGCAGCAATGAAATCTTGCTAAATTGGACGGATATTGGACGGACATGGATACCGGTCTGCTAGACGTAATTCACGGAAATTAGTAAACCTGCAATGGCAGGCACGATGCGCACGAATCGGCCACGCTGGCCTGCAACGTATCAGCCAATCTCTGGAGCATGAAATGGATGTCCAACAGATCAGTTACCTTGCTGCAGCGTTCATCGTGGGGCTTTTCGCAAATTCGTTTTTGCCCGCCTACTTCAAACGCAAGGGTGAAAACCTTGCCACTAAAGATGACATCGCAGAAATCACCACAAAAATCGAGAGTGTGAAATACGACTACGCGCATCAGTTAGAAAGCGTGAAAGCTGGCATGTCGGCGTTGCTGAGCGTGCATGGATATCGCTACGAAAAGGAGTATGAGGTTCTCAGCCAACTGACCGAATCGCTGGTTGATCTCCGCGACAGGAGTCTCATGCTAAGGCCGGTTGCCGACTTCAGAGATCCGCTTAAATCTGAAGATGAGGTGAAGCAGGAGCGTTTGGCGCTTTTACACGCGGCCGGTAGGAAGGTGTACCAGGAGAGCGAAAAAAAACGGCCTTTCTTCCCCGCAGAGATTTACGACGCCATCAGGGAAACGCTCAAGATTTCCAACAGAGAATCCACAGAGTACCGATTCGAGCATCCGTTTGATGAAGGCAATTTTATGAACTATTGGGATAACGCCGACAAAAATCAGAAGGCCATCACTCAATCTGTTGAGACTGCTCTAGATCTCATTCGAAAGCGTGTCATCAAGTGGGAGGCACTGCATGATCCAGAATGAAATGATCAGCGGGGCTTGCATCGTTCGATAGACCCCGTATTACGGGGCCTTTCGTGTGTCTGCCTTCATTGGAGTCTGGCGTCAGGATGCCAAGATATTTGCATGTGGCAATATCGGAAAATCGCTCAATTTTGATGTTTTTTCTGCTGTCCCCCCCGCAAATACGCACTCTGCCGAATGTCGCTGCCCCTGCGAAACGTCGGCGCTGTCGAGCCACTTTCTTCATTTGGTTGCATAGTCTTTCAATTATTGAAACGCGCATGTGACTGGGGAGGCCCGCTAGGCGCGGGAGTTGGCTAGGTCATTTCACACCTAAACTGTTTGCAAAAAAAACACATACGAAGCCCGCCGGCGGGAGGGGGATAAGTGCTTTTTCAGCTGTTTTTTTTGTGTCAGCCGAATTTTCCCTGGGCAGCGTAGCGACCGCCGATCGCCGTCAGTCGCCCAGTTGGTGTTGGAGGATTCGCCCATCGTTATACTGGTTGTATGTACAGTATTCTGAAAGGGTAGGCATGGCTGATGAATAGAGGATCTGCGGGAACCGTAAACCCGGAGTCACCCGCGATAGCGCAGTGGCAAGTCATGCTGCGGGATGAAGTGGCGTTGCTGGCAATGCCCGGTGCCCATCACAAAGCATTACTCAGGCAAGCCCATGCGCTGCACCAGGGCCATGTGATTGATGCCGATCACCTCAGTGATTTGCTGGAGTTAGCGGACGCAGCGTTGGCCTATGCTTTCGAATCACTGCTCGACTTAAACGCAGACGAGTAGGGGGCAGCATGCACGTACTGGTCACACCTATGCGCTCACGCGGTATAGCGCTCGATCCGAAAGAGCGTCGGCGCTACCCAGCGATCCGGGGCAACGTGATGGTCAACTCTACGGTCTGCCATGAACTTGGTCGCGCAGCTAATGTTGCCCGCGTCGAGGTGGGTATGCCGCTCGACCCAGACCCCTTGCCTCCGCTGCTCGATGCCACCCTCGCCGGGATGGCGGTCACAGGGTTTGTGCTGAGCGGCATTGAGTACGTCGAAGGCTGCGCCTACGCGCAGTCTTGGTGGTGTCGGCTTGAGTAAGGAAATGTTTCAACTTTGATACAGCGATCCGATTCGAGGAGAATGCTTGCCGCGAAAATGCCACCAGGCCAAGGATCTAATATGGAAGTCACCCAAATCGCAGAGCTGATCGTCAACCGTCTTGACCAGCTCGGTACCGACATTCAACAGCAATGGAACAATCCTGAAGGTACACATACGCGCCATTTCGTTGTAGACGGCCTACTTACGGATGATATGGCTCAAGCGATTTATGACGCGTTTCCACGCAACGCGGATGGATTCTTTGACCGGCAGTCATTCCGGGAGAAGAAAAAAACGCTCACGGATCTTTCCGACTACCCACAAATCCTTAGTGCCATCACCTACGCGATGCAGCACGAATCGGTTGTGGCCAAGGTTGCGCAACTGGTGGGGATGGACGATATCGTCCCGGATCCGAGCCTGTACGCTGGCGGTCTATCAATGATGTTCAAAGACGACTTTTTGAACCCGCATATCGACAACAGCCACGACGGCGCGCGCAACCTGTACCGTCGCCTGAATCTGCTCTACTACGTGTCGCCAAACTGGTCGCTTGAAAATGGCGGCAATTTTGAGCTGTGGGATCCGAAGGTAAAACAACAGAAAACGATCGTGTCCCAATGCAACCGCCTTGTGGTCATGGAAACGAATAAATACTCCTGGCATTCGGTCAGCGGCGTGTGCGCTGACGTGCCTCGTTGCTGCGTCTCCAACTACTACTTTTCTTCGACATCGCCGGACGATCACGAATATTTTCACGTAACCTCCTTCAGCGGTCGTCCAGAGGAAACCGGCCGGCGCCTGCTCGGCGTTGTGGATAACAATCTGCGTAACGTCGTCTCTAAGGTGTTGCGAGTCGGACGCGGTACGAAGCTGGTAAACAAGACGAAGGTATAGCCCTTCGCGCTGCAGAAAAGAGAGCGGGGGCCGAAAGGCCCCCGCTTTTTGTTACAGCTGCTGGAAGATCTTAAACAAACGAATTGACCAGTATGCAGTTTGCAGCAGACGGATCAGTTCATCAGGGATAAAACGATAATTATTATTCATCGTTTATTGATTCCTCTGAGGTTAAGGGAAGGGCGTGAAAAGAAACCACGCCCACCTCCCACCGTCGGCTGCTCAATAATGATTATTCGCAAATCAAGATCACCCTAGTTAATGCGAGTTTAAACTTACGTAACTACTTACATACGTAAGCAACCCAACCAGGTTGACTGAGAAGTCGCCAGACCATAACCTTCCTATTGCGAGTAAAAAAATGATGGGCTGTAACGGCGGTTGAGAGAATCATCAGGTTTTTTTGAGACCAGAGCAACCACCAAATTCAGCGCGAGAAGCCCGGGCCCGCCCGGGCTTTCTCGTATCTGGCGCCCGGGCAAAAATGCCGAGTCGAGCCCGCCGCCTGAAACATAAGGGTTTCGTTGGGGCGTTGATCAAATTTGTTAACCGATATCGGTTTACTTCCGTCAACACAAGTAAACACTATGTCACGCAATCTTTCCGATAGACGGTCATCGGCAACTAATTGTATCAAACGGGGGGGGGTCGCCCCGTATTCCATACTTTACTGTGGAAACATGTACGAATACCGCATAACCATTTATGCCCGCACACTCTCAATAGTAAAACATGCCTACCGCGTAACGCCTTTTAATACCCCCGCGTGGGATGCAGCCCATGTACTGTTCGTGGAAAAAGCAGCGGCGTTGGAAGGAGCTGGACTCGGCCCGTGAACGTGTGAGGCGATCTGAGCGTTCATCTGCTCAAGCAAATTGAGCACATCGCACACTACCTGAAACAAATTCACAGTTTCCGAACCGATCCAGTTTTTCGGCGCCTGCAGGTGCTGCCCTTTACCGGACACGCTTCGCCGCAACCCCTCTATCCGCTCCTGCATATCACCCCCCACCGTGGCGTTGTGTTTCTGCCCCACAACCACGTTCAGATCCCGGCCGGTCGCCTGGTGCAGATCATCCACCGCAACCAAGCTCGCGGATCCACCTGACAGCAGCTTGAGCGCGCCCAGCGCCTCGATCGTCTTCACGCCACCCACCGACTCGGTCGAGTGGTCGTCAATCGTCTGCGTGTGGCTCTGGAACTGTTCGCGGTTGTCCAGGGCTTCCACCTCGCGCTCGACCGCCAGATCCCGGATCTTGCCATCGGTCTGGCGAAGCCAGTTGCCGTCGGCATCGACGCGTTGCTGGGCAGCACCGCTGTGCTGCCATACCTGGTCGCCCTTGGGCACCTTTGGCATGCTCAGCCCGTGGGGCAGGATCGATTGAATGTAGGGCTTGTTCGGCAGGCCGTAGGCGAAACACACCACCACGCGCGTTCCTTCCTCGGGAAAGGCATACATGCCCATTTCTTCGCCACCGGTGGGCAGCGGCAACGGAACGCCAGTGAGCGGCGGTATGGCCGGATCCGGCTCGTCGTCGGCGCCAAGTACCACAATGTCCACCGCGTAGCGCGGGCGGAAGTCGTCGCAGATTCCGGCATCCGCCGGCGCGTCGGCCACGGCTGTCACCCGGGCGAAGCGCGGCAAGTGATAGCCGCCGGTGAGTTCGGGAAATTGGCGCTCTACAGCGCGGCGGATTGCGTCTTCCATCGGATGGCCATCTGGTCATTGGCGAGCGTCACGCTGGTGATGCGCTCGCCGTTGTTGATCGTTGCACCTGGTCGCAACCCGGGAAGGGCCGCGACCATCGCACTTTGGTTGCCTTGGTAGCCGTCGAACAGCTCCGTGGGGATTTGCAGTGGCGCCCGGGCGCCAAAAAAACTGTCGGCCCAGCTGCCGGCGAACACTTCACCGTTGCCCAGTTGGTGCCAGGTGAAGTCGGGAATGCTGAATACCCGGGCGAGGCTGTCCATTGCCTGGTAACCGGCGGCGAGGCTATAGAAATACGGCGCCTTCACGCTGGCGTAAGGCTGTTCGGGAACCCGAAAGCGCAGGCCGGTTTGTTCGCTGACCTCGGCCAGCACGGCGCGCAGATCCACATGACGCAGGTTCAACGGCAGCGGGTTGGCCAGTACCGCGGCCAGCTCCCGACAGAACAGCACCTGTTCTACCGCGTTGGCGGCGGTACAGCGCTCGACGTAGCCGATGAAGTGGCGTTGCAGCGTGCCTTCGTTGTAGCCGATATCCAGCGTCACCAGCCCTTCCAGCGGCTCCGTCGATTGAACGGTGAAGTTCGCCCGGCCCGGGCTGGTGGAGTCCAGCCGGACGTCCTCCTTGATGAGAGCGATCGGCGCGCCGTTGATGGAAAGTTTCTTGTGCAGTTTCACGCCTGCTCACTCCCGCCCAGCCACTTATCCACACGCCCCAGCACTTTTTCAAAGCCGCTCAGGGCGGGGTTGTCGCTTGTTGACTCGCCGCCGGTACCGGCATCACCCACGGAGCTGCCCGGTGCGCCTTGGGCGTTGACCTTGTTGCCGGCGCGCCGGCCTTCGACTTTCTCCGGGTTCGATTCGCGCTCGCTCAGGGTGAACTGCACCAGCCAAGCTTTCAGGCTGTCGGCCTCCCGGGCGCTGACGCCCTCGGAAAACTCCACCTGACGCACACCGAACGCCTCGGCCGTGTCATTGACGACCCGGTACAGGTGCAACTGGCCACCGCTTGCCGTGGCTTCCGCCAGACGCATCAGGTCGGTCAACTGAGTCCGATCGACAAATGGGATCGTCAGCGAAACGGCCAGCGTCTTGGGCTTGAAGCCCTTGTGGGCTTTGTCGGTGTTGCTGGTCTGCCCCGACATGTCGCCGCTCTCGATACGCAAATTGGCGGTGACCTTCAGGTTCTTCCCTTGGACTTTCTGCCCATCAAGCAACAGCGTCATAGGCCTACCAGCTCCTGTACGAAACTCAGCCCTTCTTTGCTGCCCACCAACAACAGGCCGGCGCACTGCACCCATTCATGCCCAGGCGCATCACCGCTCAGCAGGTCGCGGCTCAGCTCGCTGGGATTACCTGGGCCGATCAGCCGCGCGCGCATGCTGACGTCAGGACTCCCCCCGGTCAGCAAGGCTTTCAGGTCGGCCAGCTGTTGGTCGCGGCCTTGCTGCTGAGCGCTCTTGCGCGCTGCCAGCGCAGCCAGATCCCCCAACGGCGAACTGTCGGCGGCGTAGCCTTCCAGCACGGCCAGTTGGCCGGCCATGGATTGCTTGGCGGCTTTGACCACCGTGCAGCGCTCCAGCGGTAAGCCCTGCCAAAGCGGCAGCGTGCCGGCGCCAGGAATCTCCCACTTTTCGCTTTCCAGTTTCATCAGGTGCTGTGCCCGGCGCTCAGTGCGTACCAGGTCGGGAATCGGCAGCAACGCATTGAACCGCGACAGTCCGCTGGCCAGCTGTTCCAGGCGTGTGCCCAAGAACAGGATCGACAGCGCGTATTGCGGCCCGGACGGCCGTCCCGTGTCGGTAACGTCCTCCAGTTTCTTGGCCAAGTGTTCCAGGACGTTCGGCGCCGACAGAAAGCGCTGGTAACCGGTGCCCTGGCCGATTCCGCTCTGAAACGGCGTCACCACCAGACACGCCGGCACCTGACCCAACTGCTCGGCCAGCGCTGCACGCCCGGCCGCGATCGCGCCTTTTGCGGCATCGCCGACCGGCCCCGGGTTGGTGTTGGCCAGCCCCTTCAATCCGGCCAGGCGCTGGGCGGTGCTGGCCAGCTCGCCGCCGGCCAGATCCTTGGCGGCTGACAATTCGCCCATCCACTGCGTGGCTTGCTCCGGCCAGCGCATTGTCACCGGTGCCCAGGTCATGCCGGCGGCGTCCAGGTGATGGCCTTCATCGCCTTCAGATCTTTGTCTTTCAGGGCGCTCGCCACCGCTTGGCGCAGGATCTCGGCTTGTTGCTGCGCCGCCTGGCGGAACCGCACCAGGTCAAGACTGACCTTCTGCAGCTGCGCGATAGTGTGCGGCCGGAAAGCCAGCACCTGGTCGGCGTCGTAACACGGGTAGGTGTCGTCCATCCCCAGCAGCACCTGGCCATTCAAGTTCACCTGGTCGTCGATCGCGCTGCTGTAGCGGTACACCTTGCCCAGGGCGCTGGAGTTGAATCCGCCGGCGATGTACGCCGCGCAATCGGCGCCGATCGCCTGAAGCTTTTTGTCCTGGAGCGCGGCCAGCACTGCGTCGATGTCATCGACCCATTGCCCGTCCTTCCAGATCTGGTTCGGCCCGGGCTTTTTCATGGTGAAGCCTGCCGGCACTGGCTCAAAGCCTTCGAGCGTGCGCGGCTCGCCGGTGTCGGTGCTGTACACCACCGCACCGCCGAAGTAATCCACCAACTGCCAGGCGTTGCCGTTCCACCAGGCAGCTTTGTGTTCCGGGATTGCCGGCGGAGCTGTCTCCACGCATCCGCCGGGGATCATGTACACGCCCGGTTCCAGCGGCGATTCGTCGGCGGTCACCGTACCCACCAGGATGCCCAAGTGGTTGGTCTGATAAACGATTTTCTCGGTCATGCTCGATCTCAATACTTGATGCAGAAAAGGAGGGCCAAGTTCTTCGGCCGGGTTTCGGTACCGCCAGCGGCGGCTACGGTCACGCCGTGGGTGTGCGCACCACCGCCACCTACACCCACGTTGTGCGCGTGGTGACCAGCAGCGTCCATGCCGACGTTGTGCGCGTGATTTCCTGCCCATGAGGTTTCATGAGCGCCGCCAGACTGCTGGATAGTGTTTGGCCCACCGGCCCCCTGGCCAATGCCTGGCGCACTCGGCGCGCTGTGGGAGTGGTTACCTTGCGCATCCGTCCAGGTACGGTGGACGTGGTTGCCCTGGGCATCCGTCCAGGCAGCGTGCAAGTGATCGCCCACTGCTGCGGCCGAGGCCGTGTGTGCGTGGGAATGAATCATCATGTCCTGAAAAGTACCGAACGCTCGGCTTGGATCTACACCGCGACCGTCGTCCCAACCTCTTGGGAACAAACCGCGCATGTCGGGCAAGTTGAAGGTCGTCAAACCATCGCCGGCGCCGTAATGAGCACCCAGCATTGCAAAGAGACGCGCATAGGTTGTGCGTGAAACCGCCGCGCCGTTGCACCTCAACCAACCTTCTGGTGGCCAACTCATGGAAAACCCGGCCACCATCCCGGTCATCGAGTCGCTGACCTGTTTTTGCAACTTGTTCAACGCGGCTGTCGTGGCGAGGATGTCACTGCTGTTCGTGTTCGGATCATCGCTTTTGGCGTTGGGCAGGTTTCCCAGATCCACGTCTTCTTTGGTCGTGCCCCTTGCGCGTAGAGCTTCGTAATCGCCATCACGCGCCGCGAAATGCTGCATGAGCGCGCCGGCGATCGACTCCGCTGGACGCAGGTCATAGATTTCTGTCGCAGAGGCGTAATTGGCGATCTGCACGCAGTAGTGGCGAACGCCAGCCGCGTCGGTGTAATCGCCCTTTTCTCCATAGACGACCTTCCACGTCGCCACCCGATCGTTCAGCTGCCGTTCCAGGCACACGTCGAGGGTGATTGTTCCAAAGGGAATGACACCGGTGAATGGCCAGGGCTTTGACATGAACACCCGAATGCCTTCGATGTAGGCCGTACCGGCATTCAGCTGGAACCCGTTTTCGCTCTTTGCGAATGCCAGCGAATTGCCGAAGAAACAGGCGCGGCCGTACATCTCGCGATTGCTTAGACGCTCGCGCTCATCAATCCCTGCAAGGCGTACGGTAAAGTCATGCTGCCAAGTGCTGGCGTCGATCTTCACGCCCGTCAGTTGCATGGCACCGTCAAAGGCCACCAGAAAGTTGCGGGTGACGTTGTTGCCGATCTGCTGCGGCGGGATGTTCTTGCGCTTCTGTTGGAGCGGCACATAGGACACGGCGAACAGCACGCCTTCAGCGTCCTCAAGGCCGACCCAGTTAAAGTCCCAGTCGCCGATGTCCGACCCCAGTTGGCAGCTGTACACCACCTGGTTGGGGTTCACGAAGCCGGCGTTTTGCTCCGGGATGTCATAGACCTGAACGATCTGGCCTGCAGATGGCTTGCCGGCGGCGCGGTCTACTGGCGTTTCCGGGTTCAGCCCGGGCACGTTGGCAAAAATGAACCGCGTGACGAGCAGCGGCTTTTTCTGGCTTTGCTTCAGGGCAATCTGGCTTTCGCCGGCCAAGGTAATACTGGCGCTCACGGTGCGCTCCTACAGGCTGGCGACCAGCGTTTGCTGGTCGTCGTTGAAGTCGATCAGGGCGATTTGCAGCCCCACGGGGGTGATGGTCACGAAGTCGTAGCGCCGGCAGGTGCGGCCGTATTGCTGGATCAGCACGCGCAGCAACTCGGGATTCAGCGACAGCTGGGCGTTGCTGAATTTGAGCAACACCACGTCCCAGTCCCGGTCGGGCTGGCGCTCCTCGATCTCGACGTAACCCACGCCCAAACGCTCGAAAATACGCTTCAGGCCGGCGGTGCTGCCGGCGTCCACAGAGTTGACGAAGGCGTGTTTTACTCGCAGCCGGAACAGCGACTCCGGCTCGCCCTGAAAGCGCGTGACGTCACGCTGCCAGGCCCACAGCTCAAGAATGCTCATGTGGCAGGTGTCGGGATCGATCTGCGAGTAGGGCCAGCGCAGCCAGCCGGTGACGGTTTCCCACCACGCTTGTGCAGCGGCAACGAGCTTCGAAAGTTCGGTACCGCCCAGCCAGAAAGGCAATTTGAGCTTGGTCATTGCGCCGTCACCTGCAACTGGCCCAGGCGCGGAATGTTCAGCCCGCTGATGATGTCCTGACCAGGCAAGAACCGCAGGGATGCGATGTCCTCGAACTGCTGGTGGAGTTCTTCACTCAGGCGGCTATAACTGAATCTCGACTGTGGATAAGTCAGCGTCGGCTGATAATCGGTCGCAGTGCTTTCGCGAAACGCCGCCCGCACGAACAGCTCGACCTCTTTCACCAGGGCGCTGATTCGCTCGGCGCTCAAGTTTGGCTTGGGCCACAGCCACGGCGTCACGGTCACCGCGACTTCGGGCATAACCATAGCCAGCAAATCGTCGCCATGGCCATGGTTGCCCTGGTCGCGGATGTGCGCGTTGATTTGCTCCAGGTACGTCGCCGCCGGCACGCCCGCATCAAACAGGACATAGGCGTTGGCACTGCCCGGCCCACGTGGTGCGCCATGCTCAAAGTAAACGCCGTCCGGACGCACGCCGGGGAATGCGGAAATCATGGCGCGATACACCGCGTCGGTGTGCCACTGGTTGACCGCCGAGAACTGGTTGCGCACGCGCAGACGCAGTTGTTCGTTTGGTTCAGGATCCGCGCCTGGTGATTCCAGCCAGCCGTCTTTGTTCACCACCTGGACGATGCCGGGGATCGGCACCGGCAGGATTGCGTAGTAACCCGGGGCGAGGTTGAAGCCGCTGCCGGCCTCGATCGCTTCCACCGGAACGTCTCGCTGGAGCTGGCCGGGCTGGAACGTCGCCGGCGCCGTCGTAACCAGTTTGTAGACGTTGCCATTGATCGCGGCAGACTGCACCACGATCCCCTTTTCCAACTCCAGCACGCCGTCCGGAATGGCCCGGGTGAACATCAATTTGCCTTTTGCCTTGGTCGCGCCTTTGCGCTCGACATTGACCGCCCACGCGAGCATGTCCAGCCAGGCGTCCACCGCCGTTTTCACAAAGAAGTTCGGCAGCACGGTCAGACATAGAAAGTCCAACAGCCACAACACCGGTTTGGTCACCAACGTGGTCATCACCCGCCAGAACGGCGAATAGCTGCTGGTGTTGGCCACCTTGGCGCCCTGGGCTTCCACTTCCTTTTCCCACGCGGCCTTCAGCCCTGCTTCGGTGGTCGGAATGCCGGCGTCAGCGATCACCTTTTTAAAATCGACCTGACTCACAGACTTACCTCAATCGATCCGAATTTGATGGTTTTGGCAGTCACCAGGTAAACGCCTGGTTCCTGTTGAGTGATGCGCGCTGTCCCCGGTACCAGGCGTTCGTCGTTCTCCACCAACAGTTCCAGCTGCTGGATACAGTCGCGTTGCCGCAGGCGGTCGCGCTCGGCCACCAGCACGACCAGCAGCCCGCTGTCGCGGATCATGTGGGCGATGTCCTGGGCGATGCAGGCGCGGTCATCGATCAGCAGCGGCTGGTGCGACGGATCCAGCACCAGGTCGTTGCCCTGGATCAGCAAATCGACGTACTCGCTCATCCGCCCACCGCCATGGCGACCATGTTTTCCATCTCCAGCGGCGTCATTGCCTTACCGGTGTGAATGTTCACGTTTTCCACATGAGTGCCCTTGTTCTGGCTGCTGTTGTTGTTCTGGATGCTGGTCAGCAAGCCACCGGGCGGCACCGCTGAAGGGCGCGCGGGCGTAAGACTGGGGATTGCCGCGTTGATGGTCTGCTGGGCTTTCTGCGCGGCGTTGGCGGTGTCGGCGGCGTTGGTCGCGGCATCAACGCCGGGCACTTCGGGCATACCGCCGAAACGCGCCTCGATGTTCACGCCCGGGATGCTGTTCAGCAGCTCGATCACGCCGTTAACGGCCTTGGTGAAAATGCCGACGATGCTGTCCCAAGCGGCCTTGGCCATGCCCGACCAGCCACCCATGGAGTTAAACCAGTCGGACAGTTTCTGGAGCTTGTCGGCGACGAACTGGAACGCGGCGGTGTTCATCAGCGCCGTCGTCCATTCGTCCCAGTAGTAGACGGCCGCGACAATGACCGCCACCAGGGCGACAATCCCGACCACGATCCACACCACCGGGTTGGCCAACAGCGCCGCGTTGACCAGCCAGATCGCACCCTGCCACAGCAACATTGCGCCGCGAATGAGTGCCAGGCCGGCGCTCAGGGTGTAGATCACGGCGACGTAAGCCAGGATTGCCAGCTTCTGCAGGATGAACACGGCGACCGTGCGCAGGCTGAACAACTGAACGACTTTCCAGACGGTCAGCATGCCCAGCCAGGTCATGCGGGCAATGCCCACCACCATGGTCAGCGCCGACATCGCGGCGACGATGCCCATGATGGCCAACGCGGTGATGCCAATCACGCGAGTGATGTTCGGGAACAGCTGAGTCCAGCGCACCAGGGTTTTGCCGATGTCCACCATCTTGGTCATGAACGGCGACAGCACCGGGATCAGCACTTGGCCGAACACCGTTCGCATGACCTCGACCAGGGACGCCCACTGCTGCCAGGGATCGACCATGGCCCGGGCCATCTGCTCGGCGTTCTCCAGGCCGCGCACCTTGCCCAACTGCTCGATGCCATTGCGCAACCGATCGGTGTCCTTGGCCAGCGCGCCGATCACTTGGGCACCTTCACCGCCGAAAGCCTCCATCAGCTTGGCCCCGGCCGAGGCGCTGGTCAGGTCGCCGAACTTGCCCTGGAGCTTGTCCAGGATGGCCATCATCGGCAGCACCTTGCCCTGCTGGTCGGTGAACTTCATGCCGAGCTTTTCCGAGGCGGCGCCGATGTTCTCGAAAAACGCCTTGTAGCGTCCGCCGGCGTCGCCGCCTTCCATGGTGCTGCTCAGTGTGCCGATCACCGCCATTTGCTCCGCCAGATCGACGCCGGAGGTCGTAGCGATCGCGCCGGCCTCCTTGAACGCGTCTTTCATGGCCGCGCCGCTGGTACGGAACAACTGCACCGCCAGCGCCGTCTGACCGCCGAGTTTTTCCACCCACGCGCCTTTGCCCATGGCATCGGCTTGGGACTTCTGCAGGTTGTAGAGGGTACCGACGTATTCGCCCATGGTTTCGGCGTCGGTCTTGGTGGCCTTGGCCAGCAGGTTGCTGGTGTTGGTGAACACGGCGAGCTGGTTGCCGGCAAGGCCCTTGATGGCGCCCTCGATCAGATACGCCGAGGCCACAAAGTCCTTGGCGTTCTCACCGTAATTCACCGCGAACTCCAGCGACTTGCTGTTCAGCGCAGACAGAGCATCCTCGGCCACGCCCAGCGATCGGACATCGCCCAGGGCGCGGTTGACCTCCAGTGCCGGTTCCATGGATTGCTGAATCGCAACCACACCCGCCGTCAGCCCGGCAAAGCCCAAGCCGATCGTCTTGATGTGCTTTTCGCTCTGATCGGCAAGCTCGGAAAAACCCATTTTCACCTTGCCCAAGGGCGCGGTGACCTTGTCCTGCAAGCTGAGAATGAAAGCCAGGCTGGCGCTACGGTCTGCCAATGTCGTTACCCGTTCAGCGCAAGGGCGATGCCGTTAGCCACGGCAAATTCCATGCGTCTCCAGTATTCGTCTTCAAGCCACCTGGCTGTCCCCATCGCCTCGGGCGTGGGTTCGGCACCAGGTAGCCAGCGGTGCGTCAGGGCCATCAACTGGCTCAGGCCGTTTTCGCTCAGGCGCTCAGCGTGCTCGAGCGCTTTTTTACGGTCACCTCAACGTTCGGCGCGTACTCCTCCAGCAGCGCGCCGGCGATCTGCATCACCATCACCGGGTTGGCCAGGATCGGTTTCAGCGTGGCTTTTTCTTCCTGCTTGACGGTGTTCATCAGCAGGTTGTTGCCCGGGGCGACCTTGTTGGTTTGGGTCAGGGCGTTGAAATACTTGGTCACGTCCGCCGGCGTCAGGTTGAAGGTGAATTCGTTTTCGCCGACTTCCAGGGTGATTTCTTTGTTCTGTTCGTTCATTGGATGACTCACTTGTTGAGGTTGGGTAAAGGGTTGGTCGAGAGCGCCGGCGATCGACGGCAAACGTCCAGGGCGTACTGCTGCAGTCCGACGATCATTTGCCGGCTTTGGGCGAGTTGATCTCGGAGGGTGAAATAATCCTGTCGAGCGTCTGCTGCGAGTTCGGCGCGTCCTGCATCAGCCACGCGGGCGGTGCCGGCGGTGGCGGACACAGATCCGGAAGCGGGACAGGTAGCGCTGACGTACAGCCGGCCAGTGCCATCGCCAACAGCGCGGCGCAGGCGTTCGTTTTCAGTGCGTACATCGGTTAATTCCTTGGTGTTTCGCTGGTCGATCGCATCCCGCTCGGCGAGTATTTCGCCGCTGATGCGTGCCGCTTCCCGCAGGCCGCTGGCTTCCCACTTCGCGCTGTCGCGCTCGCGCCTGGCTTCGTCGCGCTGGCCTTCGAGCGCGTCGAAACTGATCCAGGCAACAAGGCACAGCACGACCAGAAACAAGGCTTCGCGCAGCATCAAAAGCCCTCTGCACACAGCCGGGATTCGGCCAGCCGGCGGTTGTGCAGACCCGGCACAAAGCGCTTCTGGCCCTTGGCATCCGTCACAAAGGCCCACACCGGCGTTTTGCCGTCCGGTGCCCATGCCAGGGCTTTGCAGCCCTCGGCGATGCGACCGGCGTTGATAAGCGCGACCGCTCGACTGGCGCAGGTGCTGGTCACGCCGAAGTTGTGACCGTGACTGGTCAGGGCGTCGAACGTGTTCTGGCCCACGTTTGGGTTGGTGATGCACTTGGCCAGCTCCAGCTGCGTTTTGCGGATCACCAACTGCTCCACCTCGGCGCACTTGGCGGGCGACCAGTAGTCGCCGACCACGACCGGGTACGGGCTGGTAAACCGGGTGATGCCTTTGCAAACTGTAGGCAGACCACCGGCGAGCTTGTCCGCGTAAACGGTGTTCTGGCCGTTGCCTTCCCAGGTGCCCAGAAAGACCACCAGCGGAGCGCTGGCCAGCGCGATCAAGCCGGCCTGAATACGGCCGCGCAGGCTCATGGGAACCACACACGCAGCAGTGCCGGCACAACCATCTGCAGCACGGCGCCAACCAGCGTCAGGATGGTCAGCAAGCGGCCAACTTTGGCGCCGATGTCGTTCACCGCGACCGTCAGCGTCTGCTGGCCGGCGTTGAGTTCCGACAGCTGGCCAGCCATGTGTTCGAAACCCTGCTCCAGCTTGGTGACGCGGGTCGGGACGGTTTCGTGGCGGTCTTCCAGCTCGCCCAGCCGGTGTTCGAAGACAGCGAACTTCTGTTCCAGCACTCCGAGGCGCACGGCGTCAGTGGTCATCAGCGTTTACTCTTCTCAAAGTCCGTCTGGCACGGGACGCACCGCGTCTTGCCGCCCAGCGCCTGGCGCGCCGGCGGGATCTCTTTGTCGCAGTCCAGGCAATGGGTCAGGCTTGGCCCGACCGGCACAGGCTTGAGCAACTGGGCCTCAATCGCCTGGTCACGTTGGCGCTGCTCCAGCTCCTGGGCGCGGTCGAACCAGTCCACCATCAGCGAATCCCTTCAATCTCAGCGGCGGCGAGGTACGGCACACCGTTGATGTGGATGAAATCCGGACTGGTGACGTCGAACGGTACTTTGTGCTTGGTCTTTTCGCCGCCCTTGGGGTCGATCGCCAGCAGGCTGGAAACCTTCACCTTGCAGCCGAAGGCCTCCACACGCAGTTCCTCGTCGCCGCCTGCTTTGGCGAAGAACACCGCGTCAAACGGCTTGAGTTCGCGAAAGCTGCCGGCCGAGCGTGCCGCGTCGATCAGCAGCTGAAAGTTGGTGGTATCCAGCTCCAGTTCGCCGGCGGCGGCGACGTCGCCGTCCACATAGCCGTCCGGCACGCCACGGGTTTGGGCCACGGCCGAGTTGTCAGTGATGTCCAGGGTGCAGTTCTCGACGTGTAGCGCGATATCGCCCAGGCTCACGTCGAAGTTCTTGCCGCCAATTTTTGCCATGGGGCGTTACTCCGCTTTGTCGATGGAAAGATCCAGGGCGATGTTCGCCGTCAGGTCTTTCGGGCAGTTGAGGGGCTTGAGCTTGAAGTAGGCGACCACCTTGGTTTTGCTCAGCCAGGTCAGCACTAGGTCGCCGTCCTTCGGCGGCTCGATGTCGCCGGGGAATACCTGGCCAGCGAACGTGACGGACTTGGCCATGGCGCGCAGGGGCGCCATCAATTGGTTGGTGTTCACCGCCATGCTGTTGGGCGTGTTGTTCAAGCGGCGATCTGCCACGCGGCGAATCAGCAGCGCCCGGATCTGGCGAGCGGCCTTGTCGGTGATGCGCAGGTACTCCACGACCTGAAAGTCACTGCCGGGGGCGTCCAGCATGTTGCCGTCACCCCAGTACACGCCCGGGTAATCTGGATAGGTCTGCGAAACCGAGTAGCGTGCTCGATCCAGTTCGGAACGCACGGCCGAGGGCAGCGGGATCTTGTCGCCATCCACCGGCACCGGGCCAAGACCTTGCACGGCACCGGTGGCCACACGCATCGGGCTGTCGGCAATGCTCACGGAGGCGTTCGCCAAGCGACCGGCGAGTACGCCCAAGTCGTTGCCGTGCAGTTGTGGAACGACCAGGACACGCGGCGCCGCCAGGTTGGCCAGCAGCGTTTTACGCTCACTCACGTACTGCGCCCAGGTCTGGTCGGCGGTTACTCCGGCAGCTGAGGCCATGACGAATACACGGCGTCCGTAGGTGTTGTTGAGCGCAACGGCGGCGTCATCCATGGCCGATATTTCGGCAGCAGTGGTCACCGGTTTGGTAATCACCACGGATTCCACGGAATAACCTTGCTGCTGGGCTTTTTCCAGCGCGCTGAGCCAGTCGGCCTCGGCGGCGATCGGAGCCGCCACGCACGCCCAGCGCTGACCGCCATTGAGACGGGCAGCGGTGATTTGGGTTTTCAGGTCGCTGGCTGGAACGCCCAGGGCGGCGTCCAGATCGCTGTCAGTGTTCAGGGGGATGAACTGGCCGACGTTCTTGCCGGCCGGGCCGATGAAAAGAAAGTAACGCTCAATCTCAGTCACCGGCCCCTGGCCCAGATTGAGATTGTCGACGGTGACTTGACCGAGTGCCATTCAGTGCCTCGTTAGCGGGTTGAAGTTAGGATTTGTTCCAACACCTGGTTAATCAGGAGGTTGGTGTCGCGTTCAGTTTCGGCGCCGATGAACTGGCGTTTCGGCAGGGTGATTTCCCAGCTTTGCGCGCCGGTGTTTTCCTTGCGCTGGTCGTCCAGGACGCGGATCAGCAGCCCGGCTTGGGCGTAGTTCACGTGTTCCTGAATCCACGTCACAGACGGCCGGGTCAGTGTCTTTTTCCCCGCCTGGCGCACACGGAAGCCCAACCGCCGCAGACGCTTTGCCTGTTTGTCGGTCGCAGACAGGCCCGGCGGGGTCTTGTTCCAGCGGCGCATCTGCGCGGCCGTGCGGCGTTCGCTGGCACCGTTGTGTTGCTGGGCAGCGACCCATCGGGTCAGGGCGTTTTTCCAACCCAGTTCCGCTTCGTCAGGGGTTACGCGGGTGACCACCATTAACTTGGCCAGGCCGGCTTCCATCTTCTTTTTGCCTTTGCCGTCGCCCTTGCGCGGGGCGAACGGCGAGCCGTCCAGGTTCCGCTGTTCGCGCACACGCTTGCGGCTCATCGTCCGCACGCGCTTGGTGACCTGGTTCAAGAGCCGGCGGCGCAGCTGCGCCGGTAGACTCAACAACGCCAGTTGCTCCCGCACGCCGAGGCGACCGCGCACGTCGAGTTCGAAAGTGCTACGACCGGCCATCGGTGGCCACCTCACCGCGCTCGGCTATCCACAGATCAAAGGGGACAAACGCCCAGGTCTTGCCGAAGGCCTCGATCTCGCCTGCAGGATCTTCCGACAGGTACTGCGGCTCGACGAATTCCAGCGTGACTTCCACGTCGAACAGGTCGTTGTCCAACGGCTCCACGGTGAATTCCGGCGCCGGCAGTTCGTGGCGATCGCGATCGCCATCGTGGTTTTCCAGCCAGCTGCCTATCAGGGCCATCAGACGTGCCGGATGGTCGGCGAAGCGCTCCAGCACAATCGCTGCGCGATAGTGCATATCGGCGAAGTGCATGCCGCCGACGTCGGGTTTCCAGATCAGCGAAAGCTTTACCTGCTCGGTGAAGCTGTCGAGCTGTTCAGGCGCAACCAGGCGGCGTTCCAAAAGGTATGTGGTCAGTCCTTGCAGCTTGGTCATAGCAGCGCCGCCGTTATGCGGCCACGGCCTTGTAGAACCCGGATGGCTTGCTGGCTGAATTCCAGAAAAGTTTCGCCGCGCTCGGGCAATTCCTTGCCGATGTTTTCGGCACTTTCGCGACGGTTTACGGTGGCGAATTGGGTCAGCAGGCTGGCTTTAGCACGGCAGTAAACGGCGCGCTTGTACGTCTCACCGTGAAATGTGCGTTCAGGCAGCACCATCGGGTCGGCCGTTTCCACGTTGGTGACACCCACGTTCTGCCAGTCGCTCTTGCGCTTGGTCAGATCGCGGTTGACCTCGATCATCGCGGTCGTTAAGTCGGTGACCAGCATGTCTACCAGGTACTCCGCCGGCAGGCGGTAACCCTTCTGAAACTCAGCCACGGAGAGGTTCGGCCAAAAACCGTCGTTCTCGATGGCCTGTTCCACAAAGGTCGTGGGTTTCCCGGAAAAACTCATTACTGGACACTCAAATAGGGCGGGGAAACTGTTTCTCATGGGGTGGGCCATAAATGGCCAACTCACGTCCACAGTTCCCCGCAGGGGGGGTAGTCGGGTTATTCGGAGGCGTTTTCAGCCAGTTGTTTTTCCAGTGCCTTGCGAGCGCCTTTCAGGCGCGTTCCCACGCCAATTTCGGAATGCAGTTCTTGGGCACGTTCAAAGTGGCGGACGGCGGTTTCCCATTCCTTGGTGTCGATAGCGCGGATGCCGAGCAACTTGTGATAGCGCGCCGGGATTTGTGCCGGCAGATCCCATTCACCGTCCACGAACGGCATCATGTCGCTCAGGTATGGCTCGGGGCAGCGCCCGCACTTTTGCTCGTTCTCGGCCCAGTCAATCACCGCGTCACCCACGAACGTCGGCACGTCACGCTTGAAACCGTCGGGCATCGCTTGGCCTTGCTGGATAGCGAACATGGCGACCTGCAAACCCAACTCGAACTGCTCGGTATCGAAGAGCCAGACCAGGACATGCACCAACACCGGGTTCGGGTGATTCAGTCCTGAGTCGCGGTAGCGCTCGACGTATTCCATGTACTTGGGCAGCAACTCGTCGCGCTTAATCAAACGGCGGGTTTCGTGGTTGTTGATGTTGCTGATCCGCTCCAGATCAACGGCCAGCGCGCTTTCCATCAGCTTGAGGTGCTTCTGCGCATTGGCTGGGCTGGCCAGAGCCGTGCTGGAGCTGTACGGCTCCGCACGGGTCACGGTGCCCGGGCCTTCTGCGAGAACGCGTCGCTTGTGAGCAAGGGCGATACTCACGGCAGCAGCTCCAGATTGCTGGCTTCGATCGCCGCGAACTTTTCCAGCTGCTCGATCACATAGCCCTCGTTGCGGCCGTTGTAATCCTCGACACGGGAGCGCTTTGGGTTCTCGATCAGGTGGCGGCGCCAGCTGCTGTCCTGGAAGTAGATCGACAGGTTGTCCCAACTGGTGACGACAACGCCGGTGGATGGAAAGTGAGGGATCACGAAGGACGGCAAACCGCCATAGGTGTCGATCACCTGAGCGTTCTCGATACGCTCTTTTTCGGTCGGCGTGTCGCCTTGCTTGGCGTACAGCTTGCCCTTGTCATTGGCCAGCAGATCGCTGCCGATGATTGCGATCAGGTCGCCGGCATCCCGGAAAACAGGATCAATCATCTGTTTGACGTCATGTACCAGGGCGTCAAGGTTGGCGTAGTCGCCACCGGCGCCGAGGGTGATTTTGCCGGCGTTCTTGCCTTCCTTCAGTACCTGGGCAGGGATCTGCTCGCGTGCCAATTGCAGCCAGCCCTTGTTGACGTCTTGCAGCATCGGATGCGCCGTGAGGTCGGTCTGTGCCGCCGCTTCGACGCCATGCCAGCCGATCATGATGCGATCCAGCGCGATCTGGCGTTGCACCGCCGCGCTATAGCGCTCTGCAAAGTCCGGGAACTTGGCCCAGCTGTCGATTTTCGCGAACGGGAGGCCCACGTCGGACTCAGTATGGAACAGCTCGTAATCCAGGCCCGATACATCGCTGAAGTCCTTGGCTTCGCGGTCTTTGGTTTTGGTGTTGGTGCGGCTGGACACCGGGCCGGTCACGCCGAGCATGACCTTTTGCCCTTTGATTTCGCTGACGGGAACCACGTTGATGCGACTGAGAAAGTCGGATTTTTCGGTGATTTTGTCGTTCAGCTCTTGGGCAATGCTCGGTTCAACGGCGAACTGGCGAGACACGTCATGGACGTTGTACGACTCGGCCATGTCGTCCTGCAAAAGCGCGAACTGTTCCTGGGCGTGACTGCTGAGAGAGGCGCCCATTTACAAGGTTCTCCGCTTCTGGCTCTGCGACGCGCCGGTGGTGCGCGGGACGCTGCGTCCCTTCGGCGTATCCAGTAGAGCGGTGAATTTCTTGTCCAGGTTGGCGACGGCCTTGGCCAACGCCTGGTTACTGGTCACACCTTTACGGCGACGGGAGTACTCGCGCTCTTCTTCGGCTGTGTCGAGGATGTCCTGCACGGAGGTGCCGACCGCGTCGATTTGATCCTGGTCTGCTTCGACTTCGGCCGTGTCAGGCTCGATCAAGGTTTGAATGCCGGCAGCGACGAGCAACAACTGTTCGACCAGTGCGGCCAGCGCTTTGGCTTGGGCTTCATCCATTGGGGTTTGGCTCTCTGATTGGGGGTTCGGGGTTGCTGAGGGTTCTTCGATGCCGAAGCGCTTGAACAGGCCGGAGAACATCGAAAGGAGTTTTTGCAGCTCGCCCTTGGGTTCGGCTTCAGTGAACGTGAACGAACCCAGCGGAAGGGAGGCGCTGTAATAAACGGTTGGGGAGACCTTTTTGCGGGAGAAATACAGCTCTTGAGTGCCAGTGCTGGCTGGGGAGTCAGTCACTGCCAGACCGGTCAAATAGGCTTTGCCCTTGCCACGGAAATTAGGGGTGATTTCGATGCTGGTGAACAGCTTCTGGCCTTGGTCGTTCAGCCACAGCAATTGATCGTTAGGCTTGAGCTGTGCCTCAAGTGCGACCTGGCCGGGTTCCAGATCCTCGTCATCCTCCACCAGGCGCACGGCGTAAACCGTCCCGTGGGATCCATAGCCACGCTCGTGCTCACACCAGATCACTGCCGTGTAGAAAGACGGCTTGTAGGTCTCGGCGATGTCGCACAGTTCCTGGGGCAGAATCTCGCGGTTATCAGCGGTGGTGCCGCTGGTGGCGACACGTTTCCAGAAAGAAACAAGGGAACGGGGCATTGGCGTTTCTGCGCTCAATCGGTGGTTTGAGTCGCCACGATAGGGAGCCAGGCACCACCAAACAAACGCTTTGCTTTCGCCTTTCTCCTATTTTCACGATCTAGGAGATTCGCGGAATTTAACACCGCGTTTTCGGTGTTTTCGCCGCATAGACTGCGGCCCATGCTCTATTCAATCGAAGTTAAAGAAGCCGCAAAACGTCTCTATTTGCGTCGGTGTAAGCCGAAAGAGATTCAGGCTCAGCTCAAGCTGCCGAACATCCGAATTGTCTATTACTGGATCGCCAAGGGCGGCTGGGACGAGATGCTGTCGGATGAAGAACCGCTGACAGCGGTCAGCCGGCGTCTGACCCTTATTCTTGAGAAACAGACCACGCTCACCAAAGGCGAACTGGACGAACTCGACCGATTGACCACCGTCCGCGATCGGCTGCTGAAACAGTCGAATAAGCCTGCCCAGGTTGCGGCAGGTGACGCGCCGTCGCACGATCAAGGCGAGCGCCAGGACAAGCGCCGGGAGCGGGGCGAACGGGGCGGCAAGAAGCGTGAAAAGAAGGTCAAGAATGACGTTTCGGGGCTTACCGAAGTCGACTTTCTGGATAAGTTCATCAGCAAGATGTATGGCTATCAGAAGGAATTGTTTGAAGCCAAGCAGAACCCCCTGACGCGCCGGATCCGCAACATCCTGAAAAGTCGGCAGGTGGGTTTGACCTACTACTTCGCCGGCGAAGCGTTCATGGATGCGGTGCTGACCGGGGACAATCAAATGTTCCTATCCGCCAGCCGATCGCAATCGGAGATTTTCCGTAGCTACATCATCCAGTTCGCCCAGCAGTGGTTTGGATTGGAACTGACCGGCAACCCTATTGTGCTGAGCAACGGCGCCGAACTGAGGTTCCTCAGTACCAACAGCAGCACTGCCCAGGGGCACCACGGTCACGTCTACATCGACGAATATTTCTGGATTCGCGACTTCGAAAAGCTCAGCACTGTGGCCAGTGCTATGGGCACCCACAAGAAGTGGCGCAAGACGTATTTCTCTACTCCGAGCGCGGTAACGCATCAGGCCTATCCGTTCTGGACTGGTGAGACCTTCCGCAACAGCAAGCGCAAGGCAGCGAAGAATCCTTGGCCAAGTGAAAAGGAAATTGCTGCGGGCGCGCTGTGCCCCGATGGCCAGTGGCGCAAGATCATCACCATCGAGGACGCTATTGCCGGCGGCTGCGATCTGTTCGATCTGGAGCAGTTGCAACTCGAGTACGACGCGGACAAATTCCAGCAACTGTTTTACTGCAAATTCATCGACAGCACCCAAGGGGTGTTCGCACTGGCCGACTTGGAACGGTGCTACTCCGATCTGTCGTTGTGGACGGACTTCGAACCCGAGGACGATCGACCCTACGGAAACAGTCCGGTATGGATCGGCTACGACCCGAGTCGAACGCGAGACGACGCAACCTGTGTTGTCCTGGCTCCACCATTAGAGCCGGGCGCCAAGTTCCGGATACTGGAAAAGCACAGTTGGCGTGGGCATTCGTTCACCTTCCAGGCAGCGCAAATCAAAAAGCTCACGGAGCGTTTCAACGTCCAGCACATCGGCATCGACACCACCGGTATCGGCTACGGGGTGTTTGACCTGGTGCGCGACTTCTACCCGCGTGCGACCTCAATTCACTACAGCCTTGAAACCAAAAACAGCCTGGTACTGAAAGCCCAGGACACGATCCAAGGCAGTCGAATCGAATGGGACGCCGGTTGGAACGACATCGCACAGGCCTTCTTGACCATCAAACGCGGTGCAACCAGCAGCGGCCAGATCACCTACAGCGCCTCTCGCACCGACGCGACAGGTCACGCAGACATTGCCTGGGCAATCATGCACGCGCTGGCTCACGAACCTCTCAACACCAATAAGCAGCGGCGTAGCTCCTACACACTCAGCGGAACAGGTACACATGGGCAAGCGAAGAAACCAGCAAACCGTCAATCCACCACGCGAGCGAGCGCGGGCGTTTTCGTTCGGCGCTCCCGAGCAGGTGCTGACCGAAAACATCGGGCAATACCTGGGCACGTTTGCCAGCCACGACGGCCGTATTTACACGCCGCCAGTGTCGCGCCAGGGGCTGGCGAAGTTGTTGCGCGCCAACGCACACCACGGCGCCATTCCCGGGTTCAAGCGCAACCTGCTGCTGCGTGAGTTCATCGCCTCGCCCGGGTGCAGCATTCAAACCATGAGTCGCGCAGGGCTGGATTTCATGGTGTTCGGAGAGGCTTACTTCCTTCGAAACTGCAATGTGTTCGGCGAGGTGCTGGAAATGGATCACCTGCCGGCGATCAACATGCGGGTGAAAGTGGAAGGTGGTTTCGTGATGCTCTTGCCGGACGGCAAGGAGGTGGAGTTTGACCAGGATGAGGTCGAGCATGTCCTGAACTACGACGTAGAACAGAACGTCTATGGGGTACCCGATTACCTTGGCGGTATGCAGGCACTGTTGCTCAACGAGGCGGCGACACTGTTTCGCCGGCGCTATTACAGCAACGGTGCCCACGCGGGCTACATCTTCTACACCAACGACCCGAATCTGACCGAGGATGACGAAAATGAGCTGCGCGCGCAGATCAGCGCGAGCAAGGGGGTGGGTAACTTCAGGTCGATGTTCGTGAACATCCCAGGCGGTACCGAAAAGGCGATACAAATCATCCCCGTGGGTGACTTCCAGGCGAAAGATGAGCTGGAAAAGGTGAAGAACATCACCCGTAATGACGTGATTGCTGCCTGGCGTATGAACCCGGCTTTGGCAGGCATCATTCCGGAGAATAGCGGAGGGTTTGGTGACATCGAAAAGATCGACCGGGTGTACACCAACAATGAGATTCGTCCGATCTGCCAGTTGTTCGATCAGTTGAACGATTCACTGCGGGCTGATCGACGCATCGGATGGCGTGACCTAGTCGAGTCAGCACCTGCGGTTTGAAGTTGCTTCACGTAGAATAGTGTATGTACGTACACCATTGGGAAGGGGCGCAATGCGGATCATTTGTAGAGACTGTGGGGGTAAGGCTCGGATTGGCTCGCGGGAGAATATGAATCTGGAATATTCGAAGCTTTATTGCCAATGTCTCAACCCGCGTTGCGGGCATACGTTTGTGATGAGCCTTACCTATTCACACCCTTTGCGCCCTTCTGCTCAGTCGGTCGACCAGTTGATTTTCGACCGACTTCGGACAATGCCTATTGCTCAGCAGCAACAGTTATTCGATCAACTTAGTTCATTACCTGCCTGATTAAACAACTCCCCCAGTTCTTTAGAACACTCCAGTAATCGGCCGTGACTCCAAGTCATGGTCGCTACTACACCGCCGCTTTCCTCCTCGTTCAGTGGTCGCGCACCAACTGACACGCTTAACGACATTATTACTTTTGCGACCTCTTCTAATACGTCTCTTGTGTTGATGATTACGCGCTCGTCCATTACTTCGGCTCCATGCTGGGCGGATCAATTGCGGCGCACTTTACGAATTTAAAAATTAGGTTGTCAAATAGTATTTTGGAAGCTTTTTGAACTATGCATCTAGCCGAAAAGCTCGCGCCATGCCGTTCTCAGTTGCCGTTTGGCCCAGCAGAACCGGGGATTTTGTGACATTGCAAAATGCCATTAGTTCAAGTCGCCATGCATGATTTTATAAATTCATGTATGCGGGACTACAACAGGGCGGCTGTTTTTTTTCGCTTCTCAGCCAATATTTCTTAGTTGATGCTCGCCGCTGTGGGTTTTTGTTTAGCTAAACTCTTGCCGAGTTTTTATGTAATTTGATTTTCTGTGCTGTTGGATGGCACTCGCTGGATCTGCATGAAAGTGTGTTTTCATGTATGTCAAGATATAATGTTGGCAGAGTCCTGTGCTGGTTTTAGAGGCGAAGAAAAGGGCGCCGTAGCGCCCTTATGAATCAGTAAGACAGTTTGGCTTTAGCCGCTAAATTATTACGGTTTATTTCGGCGCATTGGCAGGGTTACAACTCCGTAGCGGCGATTTCCTTGTGGATCTTCGAAGGCGGCAACTACAAGACCTTCTGGCAAGCGGATCTCAGCGATACCGTTTCCCGTGTTGTGATGGAGTAGGGCGGTGGCTTCCACCAGGTGAAAGTCGGTGGGTAACTCTGCCTGTTTTCGAGCGTCGTCATACGCTGTCTCGCTGACTGCAACAAACTGGCCGTCGATCAGCATGCTGTAACTCCTTTCTGTTGTGGTGCTATTGGTTTGGCGAGCAACTGCGTTACAACGTCCGCGTCACTGTCGGACAGTTCGCCAAGCTGTTGTGCCATTGCGGCGAGGCTTTCGAGACGCTGCCGGGCATCCGGGGTTTTGTGAACCAGGTAGCCGATCAAGGCGGCGCCGATCATTGCCGTTGCCAGTAAAGGGCGAGGGGGCTTGAAGGTGCTGCCGCCTTGTTCCGTCGGTGTGATAGCCTTGTTCCCGCTGCTGCTTGGGTGCTGTGCTTGCATGGTGTTGCTCCTCTTGTGGTGGTTGGTGTCGGGGAGGTGCGAACTCCTCGACACCGTCTTTCTCACGCCTGCCGCAATTGGCTGGCCGTGAATACCGGGCGCTGTTCACAGCGCACGTCAAACAATCCCAGGTCATGCCCATCTACGTCGCGCATATGCACGACCGTGACGAACGTCGGCGTGTCCTCCGGGTGATCCCTCCAATGAGCGGCCGCTGCCAGCTCGGCCAATTCTTCCGGGGTGCGTTGATCGACGTAGCTGGTCGGTAACGGCAGCTCGCCCGGCAGGTTGTTGGCCACGTAGCGAATAATCACGGCTGTCTCCTCCTTAAGCCTGGCGCACCAGGTGAACAACAAAGTCAGATGGGATCCCCGAGTGGATTCCCTGCGCTTTTAGATCCATCGCGGCTTTGATTTGAAACTGCGTGCAGTCGTCAGCCAGGAATTGCTTGTCGCCGGCCATGGCTCTGGCCGCGATTTGATTCACGAAGTACGGCGTTGTGCACTGTTCGCCAACGAGGATTGGCGCCTCGATCCCTTGTTGTTTCAGTTCGGCTTGAATGGCGCGAAGGCGGGTTGTTTTGCCCGAGGCCTGCGCGCCGCTGATGACTTGTACTTGCATGGTGTTGCTCCTTTTTTTCGCTGGTTGAGTCAGGCGGTGCCTGAAGAAATGTCGCGTGTGCCCCGAGGTACCCCGGAACATCCGGAACAATTAAAAGTTGCTGATCGCGAACCCACGGTTTTCGGGGCTTTCGGCTCGGATCTGAGGTGGAACGGTTACCCGGAACATTGCGGAACAGCTTTTTCGCCAAAAGCGCTGTATCCCTTGCTGCACAAGGCTTTGCGGGTTGTTCCGGCAAACGCCTATGGCGGAACACTTCTGGAACAGCGATTGGAAAGTTGTTCCGGTGTGTTCCGGTTTGTTCCGGTCGGTGATGCTGAGGTGATGCTGGTTATCTATCTGTTTTTTATAGATATTTTTCTTATAGATATTTATGTTCCAGATGTTCCGCCCAGTCAGTGGCCACACACGCATTTGTCCAAAACTAGGGGTCTCCCCCCATGCACCAGGTTTTACCCCCACGACGTTTTTCACGGCTTGCTCCCCTTCCGGAACAGCCAGCAGTTCAGCGAGCGTTTCTCGATTACCGATCGGACTTTGCGGGTCTCAATGAAGGTGTGTGTGGTGCTCAGCGGCAAAGCTCTGTGCAGTTGGGTTGCGTGAATGACTTCTTGACCGGCCAAACGGCAAGCGTTGTGGAAGTGTTCGATGTTGATCGCGATCAGATCTTTGTCGGCGCTGTGATTGAGCGTTTCCTGCGTGACTTCGCGATCCCCATCCTTGTCGCTGATGAACATCGTCCGCTCGTTCAGATAGTGATAGATCTGCCAGAAGCGACCCGCAGTCGGGTTCTCGGTGCTGACACGTTGCTGGCGATCAAGGGCACGGCGTTCGATGTGCTTGATTAGTTGATCCAGGGTGTCGTCGCTCCACTCGGGAAACAGCGCTTGGGTAGCTTTGGCTGCTGCCATCATCTGCGCATGACACAGCACAATCCGCTGATGCTGGAGTGCCGCATTGGCTTGTAGGCGTTGTTCGTACTCCGCAAAGGCATCGAAGTAGCGCTGAAGCCATTCCGACTCTTGGCTGATGCAATGACCTAGGTAGCCCGCCAAGTGCTCTACCGGAAGACTATTCAGGCGTACGGCCAAAACCTTCAATGCTGGGGTGTGGTGTGCCCTGGTTGCGTGGTAGTGACTGATACGGGTAAGGATCGGCTCCGAGCCTTCCACACTGGCGTTCTGTGCGATGCACAGCGCGGCGAGGAAGACCAGGCTATCGGTATCGTTGCTCGAAGATTTCACGCCTACCGTTCGCAACGTAGCGTTGTGGTCGAACAACTGTTTCCAGATTTCCCAGTTGTACTGACTGACCACCGTGCGGCCTTGAGCGTCCACGGACTGACTGTCCGACTCGATCAACACCACCGGCAGATTGCTGACTTGGGACAGGGCGCGGGTCAAACCGATCGCACTGGCGCCGGTACTGTTGGGCTTGATGCCCTCAAAATTGGAACGGCCAAACAGGCGCCACAGAAACCTGAGCAAGCTGGATTTACCGGCACCAGCGTCACCGGTCAGCTCCAGAAAAGGCCATGACTCTTGCTTGCTGCGGATCTGCTGCACAAACAGCGTTGCTGTCCACCACGATAGCGCCGCTAGACCATTCAAATGGTGCACGGCAAGAAAGTCGGAAAACCAGCTCGGGTCGAACGGATTACCGCGCACGATCACCAGGCTGTTCAGTGAGGTTTTCAGGCCTGTCTTACCGACCTCCAGATAACCGTGATCGTTGGCCAGGTATTCGCGGCCTTTGTGGTAGCCGAATTTCTGATAGCAGTAGGTCTTGCTCGCCGCGTCATAACCAACGAACGGCAACGATCGGACGGTAAGTGCGTTGTCCAGCCACTTACTGCGGAGCATGGCCAACACCTTTTCACCGCCTTCGAAGTTGCCGCCCGGTGTGCGTTCCAAAAGAGATTTGGCAAAGCTGCGAGGGTCGCCAATGGAGTTCGGCGCTAGCGGCTCCTTGCAGTTCTGGGCAGCGTTAGGGAAGTTGAATTGAAAAAAGAACTGCTGGTCACCGGTGATTGCATCTCGCTGGATGTACTCAAAATGCGGAACGCAGTTCGCCACCTGCTTCATGTCGCAATGCTTTTCGAACTTCGGCCAGTGGCCGTTCACGTTATCGCCGTCCAGATCCTTGTTCAGTTCGTCGGTGTTGATCTTGGCGGAGTAGAGACGATTCTGAAATTCGACCAGGAAGAAGCTACGCGGCCGCTTGAGGTAAAGAAGAAACGCTTTTTTGGCGGCGCTGACCGCCACGAACAAGCGGCCCTGGTAGCAGGCTTCCCGCATGAAGTCGTCATTCAGTTGGCCATCGCGGTAAACGTCGTCCCAATCGCGATCCGCGCCGGCGAGCGCTACCCATGCCTTTTCGTCTTTGGCGTGCAGCTGACTGCGGTATTTCGGGATGACTGAGTGACCGGCTGCGTCATCGTCCAAGGCAATGACCCAGCGGACTTTCTTACCCTTGTGTTCCTCGACGAGATTCCACGGGAAGTTATTGGCTGATATCGAGGCGACGGCCTTGTAGCCGGCAAGGAATAAGGCGATCGCGTGGAAAATGCCTTCAACGATATATACGGTATCGCTTGGCTCGATGGTCATTCCTGGCGGCGCCCAGCATCCGCCCTTGTAGTCCATCCCCTTTTTGATCCCTGCCTTGTCTCCCCCGTTTGCCTTGACCATGGTGACGTCAATGATGCGTTCCCAGTGACCATTGCAAAGCGGAAACCGGACAGTGTCAGCCCATTGGCCGTCCTTCATCGGACGGCGGCCTTGTTCGTACCAGCCTTTCATCTTGCTGATATCAAAGCCGCGATTACGCTGTAGATAGGCGTCGGCCGTCGCGTTTGGATTCAGCTCGGAACGAGGGAACCGCTCACTGAGGTTTTCGAACAGGTGGCTGTAGCGTTCCCGGGTTTTTTCCTCGAACTGGCATTGGTTCAAGCGGTTGCACTTCAGCTGATATGGCTGCTTTCGAGCGATGTACAGGGTGCGTTCCCCGCACCCTGGACAAACACCTTTCTGAAAGTAGGTGGTGCCGATGTCTTTGAAGTCCAGGTCATTGTCATGCTCCAGGGCTTCGACCACTTCCAAGCGGTAGATATCTTCGAATTGCATTCCCCAGCCCCTCAGCGCTTGGCCGATGCGGACATGACGCGCTCGGCCTGCTGAGCCGCTTCAATAGCCAAGGCGAGCATGTTGATCAGCACCGCTTCTTTCGAACCTTCGGCCTTTTCACGAATGAGGATCCGGCCGCGCTCGATGTCGTTTCGGATTGCTCGTTCCGACTGGCCGGAGCGCCGGGCCAGCTCCCTGACAGTGGTGTAGGGCGTGTCGATAGTGATCTGCATTTGATAAGCTCCGTGGGTATATATGCAGCAGATATGTATCTGCATCCACAGAATATGTATGTACATACACAAAATCAAGGGGTCATCATGGATTTAGGAAGCAAGCTCAAGGAAGTGCGGCTGACGGAGCGACTGACACAGTCCGAAATCTGTGAATTGACTGGCGTAAAAATCGAGACGTGGAAGGGTTACGAATACGGGCGCAGCAAGTCTGTCAGCTCGATTGAGCTGCTGAAGGTCACCATGCACCCCCGGTTCAAGAAATACGCGCTCTGGTTGGTGACTGATGAGGTCGCGCCTGAAGCGGGCCAGATAAGTCCCGTGATCGGCCAGTGATGGCAGGTGCAAGAACATGCCGATAAAAAAGCTTGCTGACGGCCGCTATGAAGTGGACTGCCGCCCCGACGGCAGCTACGGCTATCGAACCCGGAGAATTTTCCCTACCAAAAATGAAGCGACTCACTATCACAACAGAGTGATGGGGGAGGCAGCTGCTGGGCGGGTGACGAAGCCCGCGAAGCACGACGGTAGAAGCATGCTAGATCTGGTCAATCGTTGGTATGTCGTCCACGGACAAAACCTGAAGACAGGCAAACAGCGCTTGGCGCTGTTGATCAGCATGGTCAATCGGATGGGGAACCCGAAAGCGCACAAGTTCACGTCAGCCCACTTTGCGCAGTACCGCGCGGAGCGTGCCGAGGGGAAACATTCCAGAACGACGCCAGGCACTGGCTACTCCAAGGACGGCGGGGATCCGAAGCCCATCAGCGCGAACATGCTGAATCATGAGCTGACGTACCTACGTGCCGTATTCAACGAGTTGGCCAGGCTGGGGGAGTGGGACGCCGACAACCCACTGGGCAAAGTGCGCAAACTCAAGTTCGACGAAACAGAGATGGCCTACCTGCTGAGCGAGCAAATTCAGCAGTTGTTGGGCGACCTGGCTACGCGGGATTCAGACGCCGGGTTGATCGCTGAAGTGTGTCTGGCCACCGGTGCCAGGTGGGGCGAAGCGGAGAAGCTACAACCGCGCCAGGTGCGTAATCAGATGGTGCATTACAGTCGTACCAAATCCAGCAAGAACCGGTCTGTGCCCATCTCGAAACGGCTGGAGGAGCGTTTGAAAGCTGCTCTGCCTTTCAGGCCTTGCGCCATCACCTTTCGGCGTAGTGTGGAAGCGATCGGATTAGAGCTGCCTGATGGTCAGATGACGCACGTCCTGCGACACACCTTCGCATCCCATTACATGATGAATGGCGGGGATATTCTGACGCTTCAAAAAGTGCTGGGGCATGCGACGTTGGCCATGACTCAAAAGTACGCTCACTTCAGTCCTGGACACTTGGCCGAGGTCGTCAATCTGAATCCGCTGGCCAGCCTCATAGAAGCGAAACCGGTGGTTGCCGAAGTGGCGTAACCGTCCGTCCAAACCCGAATTGGACGAATCTTGGACGGAGCGCACTTTGTGCGTTCCAGCTGAGTCAAATTTTCAGATGCCAGAAACGACGAAAGCCACGTAATACGTGGCTTTCAAAGTGGTGGGCCCACACGGACTTGAACCGTGGACCAAAGGATTATGAGTCCTCTGCTCTAACCAACTGAGCTATAGGCCCTCAGTAGGCCGCGGATTATAGCGACGGTTTGGCGGCTGTGCTATC